TAAACTCTAACACGCAACGATAGAAATTAGAGTCCAATAAACTTGTATTCTGAAATGGAATAGATTAATTTTGCAGCACAATAAATAATTAGGGTAGCCTATTAAAATTAGGCAGAGCATTTGATGGTCACTTGTGGAGTCAGAATAACATCAGGGTAAAGATGCTGACATTGGGTGTAAAAGAAGGGTATCGTACCGCCACAATATCATAAAAATGAGACTTCTCCAGAACTCTGGGGATACCCCTTCTATTGAATTTAAAATAGTAATTAGTTATGGAATTAGATAACTTAGAATTAAATCCTGATGTAGAGGTTTTTAAACCACCATTAGAATATACTACTCATGAGCAGTATTTACTTGAGCAAGAGAGATTAGCTAATAGGAAACTTAAAGCTGAGATTAGACGTAAGAATAAGATTAAAAAGATTGAGAAAGAACTTTACCCTACTAAAAGAGTTACTCTTGCTGAAATACGAGAATATAATAAGAATAAACAAATTGTTATTGGAATGGGAGAGAGTCAGTATAAGGAATTTAATGATGCCTTTAATAAGGCAGTAGAGAAGTTTGTAAAGGAAAAGTATCCATTAACACCAAAAGAATGTTATGAGTAAGTTTGAAGAAAATCAACTATATAAAATACTGGTAGGTGGTATTGGTACAAGAAGGGTGGGAAATGAAGATGTAGGGTTTGATCCTTATCCTGAATTAATTGGACAGGTTTTAATAGTAGATAAAGTATTGGATGAGCAGGAATTGTGTATTGGTACCATAGTTCAAGGAAAAAATGTTGGTGAAAAGTTAGGACATTGGTTTACAGAGAAACAACTTGAATTAGTGGGTAGTGTAAAAGTAGAAGATAATGATTCAAATCTATAAAGCAGAAGTATCTCTTAATGGTAGAGATTCAATAGTTGAAGTAATAGATACTGATTATGTGGTTTATAAGAATATGGTTGATTTAGTTAGAACCATATTAACAAATAGTTACTCATTAGAGTATGAGGATGAAGTTAAGATTTATTTACATAGGAAGGATTTGAAGAAGTAGAATGACTTGTGGGGTGGAGCAGTGGTCAGCTCACTTGGCTCATAACCAAGAGGTCGGTAGTTCGAGTCTACCTCCCGCAACTAACAAACTAAATATCATTAAATGATAATTCAAAAGGATTTACAAGGTAACATCATTGCAGAATTTAAAACCAAAGTTGAGGCTGCAAGAAGCCTTAATTGTGATGAGAAGAATATCAGGATGAGTGTAAAATTTGGGAGAAAGGTTCAGGGTAAATATAGATTCTATAATTCTGAATCTATATCTGAAAAAGTATCTCCAGTATTGCAATCTCCAGCTAAGATACTTATCTTAGACGTGGAAACCGCTCCTCTCAGAAGTTTTACGTGGGGTCTATGGAAGCAGAATGTGGGACTAAATCAGATTATATCAGATTACTATATTATCTCTTGGGCAGCTAAGTATTTAGGAGAAGATGAAATCTATTCAGATGTACTTACCCCAAATGAGGCTTTACGTGAAGATGATAAGAGGATTATGCAATCTCTCTGGGAATTATTGAATGACTGTGACATAGCTATCGCCCATAATGGGATAAAATTTGATATTCCTAAGATTAACACAAGGTTTGTACTACATGGAATAATGCCACCAAGTCCTTATAAGCAGATAGATACTTTACTCACTGCAAGAAATATATTTGGATTTACATCTAATAGGTTGGATTACTTAGCTACATTCTTTGGATATGCTGGTAAAGAACCTACATCATTTGCACTATGGGAAGAATGTATGATAGGTAATCCAGAAGCTTTAAATTACATGGTATTCTATAACAAGAAAGATGTGGTTATTCTTGAGCAGGTATACCTAAAACTCAGACCCTTTATGAAAAATCATCCTAATATCACTTTGTACATAGATGAAGCTGAAATGTCATGCCCCCATTGTGGAAGTACACATATTCATCCTATAGAAGATAAGTATTTTATGACACAGGCTGTAAGATACCAAGCATACAGGTGTGATGATTGTAAAAGCATTAGTAGGTCTAAACAAGGATTAAAATACGTTAATAAGAAACAAATTTCTGCAATACCAAGGTAATATGACACTATCAGAATTAAAACTTAAAGTTGACTTTGCTATGCAGTTTGAAAAGAATCATAATTTAATAGTATGTATACCTAACAATAAACCTTCTATGGGAGCATTAGCTGTGACAGATGTTAAGTGGTGTGGACAAGGGATTGATTGGGATCATGATAAATTCTTTATGTGGCCTGTTGAAGAAATGATTAATAAATCAAAGTAATAATGAAAGATTTGACTAAAGAAACACATGAGGTGATTGATGAAGCTGTTGAATATTACAAAGATACTCTTGAGGAGATATTTATTTGTAAGGATATAAAGTCTGAGGCAGAGAGAATTGCTTGGTTAGACTGGTCATGTGATTTACTTGTTGAGAGGCATAACTTCTCATTTGAACAGGCTAAAGCTTTAGTAATTGAATTAGAAGAAGAGTATAAACTTAACAAGAGAAAAGATGATTAGAGGAATGTTTGATTTTAGTACCAAGCTTACTACTAATGTTAAAGTAGTTAATGAGGCAGTATTCAGTTCAACAACTGGTTATAAGAAATGGTGTTTTCTTGGAGTTACATTATTTGGTAAATACTATGATGAAGACATTGATAAAGTAGAATTCCTTGATAAGGATTCTAAAGATGATACTCCTGTAATGGGATTTAGTAAAACTAAAATTAAGAAATAGGTTAAATGAAGGAGAAGAAGAGCTACATTAATCCTATCGAATCATTCCCACTTGACAATATCTCACCTGATAGTGGGGATGATTTTAAATTTCTCTATTGGGATGATGAAGTAACAGAACTTATCAGGTTTAATTCTATTGATGATACACACAGACCAGAGGATCATATCCTATGAGGAAAGAAAGAAGATATGACTTGGGATTTACAGAGATAGAAGATGATAGTATGTATGATAATCATACACCAATAATAACAATCAATGATGATTATGGTGAATTAGAACTTACTTTAGTAGGTAAAGAGGTTATCAATCATTATATAAAGACAGGAGAAATTTTAAATGGTAATCACAATACCAACAAGCAAGACTAAGTTTTTTAGACAAGGGCTTCAGATATTAAAGGATATTCCACCACTGAATAATCTATCTAATAGAGAATTAGATGTATTAGCACATCTGCTGTATTACAATAATTTCTATAAAAGTGTAGATGAATCAGTTAGAGGTAAATTAATATTTGATTATGAGACAAGAGTTGTTATCAGAGATTCTATAGGTATTACAGAAGCAGTACTTAATAATCTGATTAGCTCATTAAAGAGGAAAGGTATTATTAAGGGTAAGAAAGTTATTCCTAAAATAGACCTTGATCCAGATAAACCAGAAGTAACTTTTAAATTTAAGATTGAAGATGATGGAAGATGAGGTTGTATTATCAATAACAGCACTGAATGTACAAAAGATTCTTATTGATACTCCTGATCCCTATAGATTACATAATGGGCTATATAGCTGGGAAATAGCACTTCTTACAGAAAAGGGATATGATTATAATAATTTTGTAATATCGGGTGTAACTAATGGATTATCAACAAGAAGCCCTAAAGATATAGAAAGAGCCTCTTTTAAATGTTTGGATTTGTATGAAATACATCTAAACAAAAAACCAGATTTTTCAATACACAGAATGTACTAATAATATATTATAATGCTACTTAGAACAGATTTATTCAGATGTGCTGATTTAGAAGAATTGTTGAGGATACAGAATAGGATGAATAGAAGATTATCCTATTGGGAAGCAAGACACGATGGGTATTCTCATACTTCTGAAATAGCATTGGGTAAATCTAACTTTACATTAAAAATTGAGGTTTATGAAGAGCAGCAATACCCAGACTATAATTAAAGAGATTGCTCGTGAGAATGGATTAACTGAAAGAGAAATGTATGATATTGTAAATGCTCCATTTGATTTTTTAGCACTTACAATGAAGAATGCTGATAGAGAGAATTTAGATTTTCCTACAGTCAGAATAAAGTATTTTGCTACATTCTTTTGTAGCGATGAAAGAAAGAATTATTATAAAAGGTTAAAGGAGAGAAGAGAGAATGCAGCCAAAAGAAGAGAAATCTATGGAACAAGAGCAACAATCATCCCGGTATTCACAGGAGACGATTGATTTGATTATCCAAGGGATAAGACCTGAAGGTATGCCATTTGAAGAGTTTAAGAGACTCAGAGCATACTCTAACAAGATGAAAAAGACATATTTGAAAGGTAATATGTTTCATCAATCAAGCTGGATTGAACCAGTTGAGGGTACTAAGTACTATACAAAGAAGACTAAGACTTATATTAAACCAGAGGAAGATGCCAAGGTATAGAAAAAAACCAGTAGTAATTGATGCGGAACTGTTTGTTCCGTATAATATAGAGAAAATATTAGATTGGGTTCCTGATTCTTATGAATCTAAAGATATTGAAGGGTTGCCAGACGGGATAATAATAGAAACTTTAGAAGGTGATATGAAAGCATCCTATGGAGACTTTATAATTAAAGGAGTTAGTGGAGAGTTTTATCCATGCAAACCCGATATTTTTAGGAAAACTTATGAATTAGTAGAGGATGGCAAAGTTTAAATGTACTAATCCAGAATGTGAGGTATTTGATATACCTGTAGAAACTTCACTTAATGAGGATGGTAGCTGGAATTGTGACCCAGAGGTTAGCAGAAAATGTAATGTATGTGGAGGAGCAAGAGTGTTTGATGAGGAAGCCTCTAAGTCTAAGAATATTGCAAGTTGGAATATAGACCATTCCAATCTTAATAGTAAGAGAATGTTTGAAACAAGTGTAAGGAAGTATAATTAATAATTAATAAGAAGAAGAGTTATGACTAAAACCATAAAATATGGTATAAATGGTAGAAATGATATTAAGGAGGGGGTAGATGCTGTAGCAAACGCAGTAAAGGTTACTCTTGGCCCAAGGGGTAGGAATGTAATTATTGATAAGGAGTATGGAAATCCTGTGATAACCAAAGATGGAGCAACTGTAGCAAAAGCTATTAAACTTGAAGACCCTGTTAAAGATATGGGAGCAAGATTAATAATTGAAGTGGCTTCTAAGACATCAGATACTGCCGGTGATGGTACAACAACTGCTACAATTCTTGCTCAGACTATACTTTCAATAGGTATGGAAAAAATTTCTACTGGGGGTAATCCAATAGAAATTAAAAAAGGTATTGATTTAGCGGTACAAGAGTCGGTAAAATATTTAAAAGAAATGTCTGTAAATGTTGATAAAACATCTGATAAACTATTAGAGGTAGCAACAATATCAGCAAATAGTGATAGTGAGGTTGGAAACACTATTATTAAAGCTTTAAATATGATAGATGTTGGGGGATTAATAACGATTGAGGAAGCTTTAGGAACTCAAACAACAGTAGTACTTAATAAAGGATTATCGTTTGATAGAGGATTTTGTTCACAACATTTTATTAATACTCCAGAAACACAATCTGTAGTATATGAAAATCCTATTATATTAATTACTAATCAAAAAATAACAAGTATAACACCTTATTTCAAATTGCTTAACGAAGTTTCTAAAAATAATAGATCAATACTAATAATAGCTGATGATATTGAGGATGCTCCATTAAACAATATTATTCTAAATAAACTAAATGGAATTTTAAATATAGTTGTAGTAAGATGTCCCGGATATGGGGGAAGCAAATCCCAAGAATTGTTAGATATTGCAGCTTTAGTTAATACAGAAGTTATTGGAGATAGTATATTGATTAAAGATATTGATTCTATAAGCATTGATAGACTTGGAATAGCTCAAAAAATTATTGTAACAAAAGATTCTACAACAATTATAAATAAAAAAGAAGATAATGTTAGGTTAGATAGTAGGATAAATGTAATTAAATCTGAAATAGAATCAGAAACTTCGGTGTATGGTGTTGAGACTTTAAATAAGAGATTGTCAAAATTGTCTGGAGGAATAGCTACAATAAATGTAGGAGCTGTAAGTGAAATTGAAATGCTTGAAAAAAAAGATAGATTTGATGATGCACTACATGCTGTTATTGCAGCAATGGATGAAGGAATTGTTCCGGGAGGTGGGGTAACACTATTAAGAGTTGCAGAACATTTAAATAAAATAAATGGAGAATCTGAGGATCAAAATATTGGGATTAAGATATTACAAGAATCATTTGAGAAACCAATAAAACAATTACTTGAAAATGCAGGTATAGATAGTGATGGTATAATATCTGAAATAAAGAATTCTAAAGGAGATTATGGATTTGATGTAAGAAATGAAGTTTTTTGTAATATGTTGTCAAGTGGGATTATTGATCCTGTAAAAGTAGTTAGGCTTTCCATTGAAAATGCAGCATCAATAGCAGGAATATTATTAACTACAGAGTGTGTTATAAGTAATAATGAAACAACTAATTAATAAAATTATGATTTTATCAGGAAAATTAACTTTTAATGCGGTGGCAGTAAAAGAAGTTATCGTAGAAAAAGCAACAGACTCTCTTTTAATAAAAGAGGAGAGTGTAAAAGAATCTAAAGGGGATACTATAGACCAATATTTAGACCATCCTTTGCAAGGAGAGGTAGTTGGAGTAGGCTCTAATGTAGAAGAAAGTAAGACTTGTAAGGTTGGTGATATAGTGCTACTTAAAATTAGTGACTATGGTGGAAAACCTTATCCTCTTAATGATAAAGGAGTTATCTATTGGGTTTATAATGAAACAGATGTTTTGTTAGTACGTGACCCAAATTTTGAAGTAATTAATTCAGCAATTAATTCTTTACCAAGCAAAAAAGAGGTAACTGTATAATGTCACTACTTAATTCATTTGATACAGACGCTAACATCTGGGAAATAGAGCCACAACTTAAAATCCCACAAGCTTTTAACAAACTGTATTCAGAAGATACATCTAAGAGTAAAGCCCACAGTAGTAAAATAATGTGGGCTATTGCTCTTTTGGTTGACTCCAGTGATGCTAATAAATTTCGTAATCTTAGGGAAATTGATAGGAAAGCACTTATAGCATCGGATTATCTAAGAGATGATAAGTTTAATTTTGATGACTACAAAGAACTAATTGATACATTTATAGAATTACACTCATCTAAATTAGAGAAAGAGCTTAGGCAACAGGAATTAAAACTTGAGGAGAGAGCTACATTTATTAATGATACTAAGTATGACTTAGATACTGGTGATAAATTAGATAAATTCCTTATCAATACAGGTAAACTCTATGAGCAGATTAAATCATTAAAGGATCAAATACGTGCTGAAAGAGATGGTGGTAATACTAAGGGGGGAATGACAGAGAGTGCATCAGAGAAGGGGTTAATATAAGTTATGGATATAGCAAAGATAAATAATAGGAGTAATTTTATATTCAGAGATTTTCCTAATTATCATCCGGAATCTTTAAAGTACTTAGAGTTCTGGAAAGTAGTTAAGAGACGTATAATTGAGGGGTATTGGGGGCAGGATACTAAGGATACTAATGAAACTGGTATGTGGAGATTTATGCCACCACAACTTTATTTCTATACAAATCTTTGCTATATTTTACATAAGAAGGAAGGTGCTGCTAAGACTGCACCAAGGACTAAGGTACATCCAAATCTTGATGACATAGACTGGGATTTTAGCTACAAATGGTTAGAGGCAAGGGGATTTAGTGGGTTCTCAGAAGATGATGAATTTACGTGCTGTAGAGATGTTGAATTATTTAATAAGGGTAAGCTGTTATTAGAGGATGTTCCACGATCAGCCTATAATAAAAATGGTGAGATAAAGAAGTATATTCCAGCAAGGAAATATATTAACAAGTTATTTGATAAACCACTTGGAATTCCTTTATATGATAATGAGGCTAAGAACCTAACTGTCTTAGGATCAAGGGGTTCTGGGAAAAGTTATTGGGCTGGACAATTAGTTATACTTCACGAAGTAATTACTGATGGAGCTAAAGAATATACTGAAGATACCATTAAGAGTCCCGGTAAAGTAGAGTTATTTGTAGGTGCTGCTATGTCATCTAAATCAGCAGATTTGCTTGAAAAAACTTTAATGGCACTTAATAACTTACCGGGGGTATGGAGACCCGGTACTGAAGAAGAAATACCCTCTCCATTATATAAGAGAGCTACTGGTAGTTTATTGCAGCCAAGTAAAGTTCCTTGGGTATGTAAGTATCAGAAGAAATTTGGTGGAGAGTGGCAATGGGTTGGTTCACATAGTAGTATTAAACACGGTACTTGGACTATTGAGAATCCAGAAGCAGCGGCAGGGGGTAGGTATACTGTAGTAGTGTGTGAAGAGTTTGGATTACTACCTAATAGTATTCAGGTACATATGTCTAATATACCAACTATGTATATTGAGCACAAATTTGGTAGTGCCTTGTATCTTGGTACTGGTGGTAACATTGAGAAGATTCAGCAGAGTCAGACAATCTTTTGTGAGCCAGAGAGTTATGATGCTTTAGAGTTTGATGATATTTGGGAAAATACTGGTAAGATAGGATACTTTATTCCAGCAACCCATTCAGACAGAAGGTTTAAAGATGCTGAAGGTAATACAAGATTAGAGGCAGCACTTGCTTATTATAATGATAAGAGGGAAAAGGCTAAAAAGGCTAAGTCTGGCAATGCTCTTGATATGGAGATGCAAAATTATCCACTTATTCCAAGTGAAATGTTTCTCAACAAGAGTAGAAATTCTTATCCATTAGCTGACTTAAAGCATAGACTTGCCGAATTAATGACTAATGACAGTATCCTCAATGCTACTTATAAAGGAAAGTTTGTAATTAATGAGGATGGTGAGGTTAAGTGGAGTGTTGAGGATAGACAACCTATAAGAGAATACCCTGTAAAAACAGATGATGTTGAAGGTTGTATAGAGATGTTTTATGTACCACAAAGAGATGCTGATGGTAGAATACCATTTGGTAGATACATTGCTTCTTTAGACCCTATTGACGATGATTCAAATGATGATAATAATTTATCACTGCAATCATTCTTTATATATGACTTATGGACTGAAAAGATAGTATTGGAGTATTCAGCAAGAACCAAATTTGCTAAAGATTTCTATGAGCAATGTAGAAGAGGATTGCTTTATTATAATGCAAGGCTTCTATATGAGAATCAGAAGAAGGGAATATTCACTTACTTTGATACAAAGAATAGTTTGTACCTGCTTGAGGATACTCCACCTGAATTAAGGGATATGGATATGCAGAGAGGCTCTACAGTTGGTAACAAAGGTAAGGGCATCTACGCTACACCGGGACTTAATAAGTGGGGTAGGTCTGAATTGGGCCCAGCTTGGATGAATAGTCAGGCTACAGGTAAGGAAGAAGGAGTTACTAATGTAAATACGATACTCTCTGTAGGATTGATTAGGGAAGCAATGCTTTACAATCCAGATGTTAATGCGGATAGAATCTCAGCATTTGGTATATTAATGATATTCAGAGAAGTAAGAATTAAATATAAGCCTGAGAAAGAAGCTAAAGCTAAAGCATCCTATACACAAGATAAATTCTTTCAGAGAACTTATGGCTATAGGCAACAAAATAAATCAGCATTTTCATAAAGAATTTGTTGTAATCAGATAAATAAATTAGTAATATTGTAAGTTTAAATAAGATATATGACCTACCAGATTATACGCAAGCAATTTCCTGCGCAGAAAAAATCTACATCTCAGAAGGATAAAGAGTGGCGTAAAGACTGTGTTAATGCAGGAATTACACTTGCTTTGTATAACAGTGACAATAGAATGCGTGATACCAAGTATGGTATGAGAGCTAACTTCCGTCTATATGATGGGATATTGGACAATACTGATATTGAACGCACTGTAAATCCTTGGGGATTAGATACTAATACATTTCCTGCTGAAATGCAATGCTATCCAATAGCTACAAGTAAGATTAATTTGCTTGTAGGTGAGGAAAGCAAGAGGAGATTTGATTGGAGATTAAGAGTTACTAATGATGATGCTGTTAGTGAGAAGGAGAAGTTTGTTAAGGAAACATTACTTAATAGGCTTACTGAACTTGCAATGACAGAGGGTATTAGTAAGGAAGAGGTTCAGCGTGAAGTAGCAGAACTTGAGAGATGGAAGAATTATGAAGCTCAGGATATTCGTGAAAGACTTGGTTCTCAGATACTTAACCACTTGTGGGCTGAACAGAAATTAAAATTAACTTTCAATCAAGGATTTAAAGATGCTCTTATAGCAGGTGAAGAGATTTATTGTGCTGATATTGTTGGTGGTAAACCAATACTTCGTAAAGTAAATCCGTTAACTCTGTATGTACTTGGTATGGCTAACTCTCCTTATATAGAGGATGCTGATATTATAGTAGAAGATGCTTATCACTCACTTGGTTGGGTAATTGATAATTACTATGATTATCTTACACCAGATGAAATTGATGCTCTTGAGAAAGGTACTGGATTGCAGCCTCATGGTAGACCATTAATTGACTATCCCGATACAAGTGTACCATACTATCCATTTTCTACTGATGCAGATGGATTGATTAATGTAACTGATACTGGTTATGGTAATGCTGTATATGATACAGAGG